CTTAAAAAATTCCCCGGGGGGATATTTTCGGAATTGTTTTTGGGTTTCATGTAGCGTTTATATAGGTCCACAGGGTTCGTTCATAAAAGTCTCCTTTCACGTTTTTTATTTTACACAAACCCCTCTTGTATTTTTCCCTTGTGGACCTGTACAAGCGCTACATAAACTCACACAAAACTACAAGAATAGTACTACAAAAACTATATTTAAGTTACCGAAAGGATGTTGATAATCTATGGATTATAATGTACTTCTGTTCAAAAATAATGATTGCTATAAAGCGAATCGAAAGATGAAACCAAAAGGAATTATTGTTCATAGCACAGGAGTTAACAACTCTTCACTTAAGCGATACGTGGGTCCAAATGATGGACGAGTAGGTGTTAATATATACAACAATCACTGGAATCGTTCTGGTATTTCTACTTGCGTACACGCTTTTATCGGTAAAGACAAGAAAGGAGATATTTGCACCTACCAAACACTGCCTTTAAACGTTTGTGCTTGGGGTGTTGGTAAAGGGAGCAAAGGGTCTTATAACTATAGCCCCGCATTTTTACAATTCGAGATTCTAGAAGATGGTTTAAAAGACAAGAAGTATTTCGACAGAGTAATGCGAGAAGCACAAGAGCTTTGCGCTAGATGGTGTAAAGAATTCGATATTTCTATAGACGGTGTTATTTCACACAAAGAAGCTCACTCTAGAGGTTACGGGTCTAATCATCGTGATTGCGATCATTGGCTTGGTAAGTTCGGCAAAGACATGAAATGGTTTAGAGCTGAGGTAAAGAAATTATTGAAGAATCCGAACAATACGAAAATTGTTGTCGGGGATAAAGTTAGGATCAAAGAAGGAGTCAATACTTACTATAATGGAAAGGGAATTCCGGAATGGGTTAAGAAAACAACTTTATATGTTAGACAAAAACAAGTTAAGAATGGAGTAGAAGTATGGCTCGTAAGCACAAAGAAAACGCTTCCTGTTTACACTGGACGAGTTAAATTAGGAGACGTTATAAAACTATAATAAAAATGAAGGAGGCAGCAAGAATGGCGAAGGCTAGAAGTTCTGGTTCTTCTCAATCTACACGAAAGATTAGGCCGGCGTTAACGCCCGAAGCCAGAGAAAACCAGCTAATCGCTTTGGCGGTTGATCTTGCCGAAAAGCAGTTACAAGAAGGCACTGCCTCTTCTCAGGTTATTACTCATTATTTAAAATTGGGTTCCACAAAAGAGAGAATCGAGAAAGAAATTCTCGAGAAACAGAAAGAGCTTATTTCTGCTAAAACAGAGGCTCTTCAATCCACTAAAAGAATCGAAGAATTATACAAAGATGCTATTGCTGCTATGCGAGAGTATAGTGGTCACGGTAGGAGTTACGAAGATGACGAATATTAGAACATATTCTGAGCTTATTACTATACCAACCTATGAAGATAGATACGCATATTTAAAACTCGACGGTTCAGTTGGTCGCGAGACTTTTGGGTTTGATCGATATTTAAATCAGTATCTATACCAAAGATCACACAAGTGGAGAAAAGCCCGTAATGCAGTAATCATCCGAGATAACGGTTGTGACCTAGGTGTTGAAGGATACGATATTCGAGGGAGAATCATAGTTCATCATATGAACATCGTTACGATGGACGACATCTTAAACGAAAGAGAGTGGGTTTTCGATCCCGAATACCTTATATGCACGACCCATAATACGCACAACGCTATACATTATGGCGACGAAAATTTATTAATTAAAGCGCCTATTGTGCGCAGGGCAAACGACACATGCCCTTGGAGGAACTAATATTATGGATAGCATACTAAACTCTATAAAGAAATTAATAGGGCTTGCGGAAGATCAAGATCACTTCGACCCAGACATTATTATTCACACTAATTCCATCTTTTCGAGATTAACCCAACTTGGGGTTGGTCCGGCGGGTGGATTTTTTATTGAAGACGATCTTTCTAGTTGGAACGATTTCATCGCAGATGACGATCCTCAATTACAGATGGTGAAGACTTACGTGTACTTAAGAGTTAAATTAATCTTTGATCCTCCGAATAATTCATCGGTTATAAAAGCCATGCAAGAAGACATTAAAGAATTAGAGTGGTGTCTCAACGTGGCAGCCGAGTCTATATGACTACACGAGGAGGAAATTCAAAATGGTTGATAACAACTACGAACTTTACCACTATGGCGTCCCCGGTATGAAATGGGGTGTTAGAAAAAGCAGTAACCGTATCGTTTTGGGTAAACGAGAATTGAGCCCCGATACGAAAGAAAAGGAAGTTCGCAAAGCAGATGTGAAAAACAGACGAACTATGTCCGATGCGGATTTGAAGAAGCGCATTGAGCGAATGAGGCTCGAAAAAGAATACAAGACTTTGGTCGTCGAAGATACTGCGCCGGGCAAGAAGTATGTCTCTGATATTCTTTTGGCGGCTGGTAAGAAGACTCTTACTGTTGCTGCTGCGGGTGCGCTGGCTTACGGCGTTAAAGCGGCGATGACTAAACGGTTTGATATTAAGGAAGCCGCTCAGTATATTGCTGCTAATCCGAATAAAAAGAAGTAAGGGGACGACTCATTATGGCATTATCAAACACTGCAACGCCGAAGTACTATGGGCAGTTTAGAGACGCTGTGCTTAGGGGTGAGGTACCGGTATGTAAAGAAATCGCTATGGAGATGAATCGAATAGATGACCTCATAGCAAATCCCGGTGTTTGGTATGACGATGAAGCTATTGATGGTTTCATTAAATACTGCGAGAGAGAGTTAACTTTAACCGATGGCGAAGATTTGGTTTTACTAGACTCGTTTAAACTGTGGGCCGAACAAATTTTTGGTTGGTACTACTTTGTTGAGCGAAGTGTTTACGTTCCATCCCCAGATGGTCACGGTGGACGCTATGTAACCAAAACCATAAAGAAGAGGTTAATTAACAAACAGTATCTCATCGTATCCAGAGGTGCAGCAAAGTCGATGTACTCGTCTTGTATTCAGAGTTTCTTCTTGAATGCGGACACTTCGACTACCCATCAGATCACTACGGCTCCTACTATGAAACAAGCCGAAGAGGTAATGTCGCCTATAAGAACATCTATAACAAGATCAAGAGGACCTCTATTCAAGTTCTTAACCGAGGGTTCTATACAGAACACAACTGGTTCAAAAGCCAATAGAGTTAAACTTGCTTCGACAAAGAAAGGTATAGAAAACTTTTTAACTGGATCTTTGCTTGAAATTAGACCTATGAGTATCGATAAATTACAAGGTCTACGTGCCAAGATAGCAACCGTGGACGAATGGTTGTCTGGTGACATTAGAGAAGACGTTATAGGTGCAATAGAGCAAGGTGCTTCCAAAAACGAAGACTATCTTATCGTAGCAACAAGCTCGGAAGGTACTGTTCGTAACGGAAGTGGCGATACAATCAAAATGGAGTTGATGGACATCTTAAAAGGTGATTACGTCAACCCACATGTATCCATTTGGTATTATAAATTGGATTCCGTCGACGAAGTTTCTAATCCCGAGATGTGGTTAAAAGCGAATCCCAATCTCGGTAAAACAGTAAGTTATGAAACTTATCAGTTAGACGTAGATAGAGCTGAAAAAGCTCCGTCTGCTAGAAACGATATTTTAGCAAAACGTTTTGGTATTCCGATGGAGGGCTATACATATTACTTCACTTACGAAGAAACTCTCCCTCATAGAAAACAAGATTTCTGGAGAATGCCCTGTGCGCTTGGCGCCGACCTTTCACAAGGCGACGACTTCTGCGCATTTACATTTTTGTTTCCATTACCCAACGGTTCGTTTGGTGTTAAAACTCGAAACTACATATCTTCGTTAACTTTGAGTAAACTTCCTCCAGCAATGAGGATCAAGTACGAAGAATTCATGAATGAAGGAAGTCTGGTAGTGCTTGACTGTACCGTACTAGACATGATGCGAGTTTACGAGGATTTAGATAACTACATTATAGAGTGCGATTACGATGTTCGTTGTTTCGGCTTCGACCCGTACAACGCAAAAGAATTCGTAGCAAGATGGGAAGCGGAGAATGGTCCATTTGGTATAGAGAAAGTTATACAGGGAGCCAAAACCGAATCCGTTCCTTTGGGAGAATTGAAAACGCTTTCTGAAGAAAGAATGCTTTTGTTCGACGAGGAACTTATGTCTTTCGCTATGGGTAACTGTATCACAATAGAAGACACAAATGGAAATAGAAAATTATTAAAGAGAAGACATGAGCAGAAGATCGATGCTGTAGCAGCTATGATGGACGCTTATGTTGCTTATAAATTAAATAAAGACGCTTTTGAGTGAGGATAAAACCATGAATCAAAACAACTACGAACTTTACCATTTTGGCGTAAAAGGCATGAAGTGGGGTGTGAGAAGACAATCTAGAAAAATCGAGCAGAATAATCGTGCCAGAGAGGCGATCAACAAGTCCTATGACCGGACAATAGAGAAGAGTCAAAAACGTTTCGACGCATCGATAGCCAAACAGCAAAAACGTTTCGATGCATCGATAGCCAAACAGCAAAAACGTTTCGACGCATCGATAGTCAAACAACAAAAACGTAAAGATTTTTCTAAACTCCGCTTAGAAGAAGAAAAAAAAATGTTTAACACGAGAGTAGATTACGCTAACGCAAAGCGACAGGCACGAATCGATAAAAATTACGCGAAGACCGACGAATATAAACAAAAACGTAATGCATATGCTCGCGATATTACCCAGAATTATATCTATGGTAAATCGGGAACGCAAACCATACGCGCATTAGAACGCCAGGGAGTATCAGGAATAAAAGCACGTGGCGCATTGATTGCGCGAAACGCGTTGACTGCACTGAGTATCAAGCATTAGATAGATATCTAACTACCAATAAAGGAGGAAGCGCCCAATGAAATTTGGAGAACGACTCCAACATGCATGGAATGCGTTTTTTAATCGAGATCCTACGTATTCACGCCAAAACCTAGGTGTGGGATATTCTTATAGACC